TTTGCAATACAGAAATGAAATAAATACTACCTTATTAAAATAGTTAAAAAAGTCTTGAAAGTCTATTTGAAAAGGTAATAAAAATAATAAATAATAAAACTTTCAAGCAATTTAATTATGAAAAAGCAAATTAATAACGTGAATGTAGAAAAAGCAAGTGCAAACGCAAAAGCAAATAGTTTAATTGCTTTAGACGTTTTAAAATCAGTCAAAGAAAAAAATCAAGGACTTTTTAAAACGGCTTTAGGAACAAAAACAGAAATCTATAAAAAAGAACTGTTTTTAGGAGCAAACGAAAAGCAAATTAAATCGTTACGCAAAAAGTTCAGAAATGTTACTTTCAATTTTCTTTCCACGATTGCAACGAATGCAGATAAAAAACTAATTGATGGCTTTATAGACTTTTATAAACAAGTCTATGTTATAAATGACTTTTCTTTTTCTTCAATTGCAAGCGAAAACACTAAAGAAGAAAAGAAAGAGATATTAATAAAAGGGCTTGAAATAGTGAAAAACTCTTTGAAGTAAAAAACAAATCAGAGTAGGGAAATATTTCCCTACTCACTTAAAAATTAAATTCTATGTTATTAAATATATTTTTATTTGTTGGTGTAATTTGGTTAGCATTGAATTGCTATAGAGACTTAAAAGAAATTTTAAAAGACAATAACGAAACATTTAAAGATTGAAAGA